GCACCTTCTATTTTACACTGCTTAATGCAGGGAGAACTAACTTTAGATTTCGCAGCCTCCGCTAACACACGCCAAAGTCTGAGCGCCTTCTGTGTTATCTTCAAACTCATACAGAGACAATTTAGAAAAGTCTACAACAGGCATTGCTTTAACTGCGGCTTCATATTCTTCCTTAATGCAGTCTTGATAAGGTGCTTGGTCGTAAGTATGATCAGAGTAAGGCAAGAAGCTAATGCCGGTGATGTAGTCAAAGTTCTTGTAAACCCAGCTACCAACTTCCATCCACTCGTCTTCTTTAACATACACAGTTACAGAAACAGAGTGTTCTGCCCAATGTTCTTTAAAGACTTTCCAGTTCTCAAGTTGCTCAATAGCTGACTGTTCATTAGCCAGAATAGCGCCTTCTGGAGACTTGATAGGGAAGTAAAACACAGTAGTCTTAGCAGGGTTCATTGCGTCGGGTTCGTTAGGAACTCCTTGGTCCTTCAATAGTTGTGTCAAAGGGTCGTTGTTAGCTTGACGAACACTGCGGATGTAATAAGGCGAGAAACGACCATGAATGCCGCTAGCACTATCAACAAGCTGAGAAACCGTTCCGCTTGGTTTCACTGTTGTAATAGCTGCTGCAGGGTTAATCCCAATACGATTAGCATACTCAATGTTTGTTTCAATAGCTGCTTGCTTCATTGCTTTAAGAAGCTTGGGGTTAGGCTTTTGCAAAAGTTTACAGTCTTGAATACCTGTCAAAGACACGCCTAACAGTGCTTCTTCTTCACAGTTCTTCTTCCAAACATTACGAACGTATTTAAAGTCTGTAAGAGAAGCTTGGAGTGTACCAAGAATAGTTGCAGCTTTAACTTTACGGATAAGGTCTTCACGAGTGTCATTTTCACGACATACAACCTCTGTCAGGTTGCACAGCTGTCCGTTACGCAGTGCGATCTCAGCGCAAGGGTTAAGGCCAACAATCTGGCTTCCATCACGGCGTTCTGGTGCCATAGTTTGCAGCCCGTACTGTGACACAATACCGCGCTCACCGGAGCCAGACTTCACAAGGGAAATCCACTCATCCATAAATACTGTCATAGATGGTTTGACTTCATAACCTGCGGAGTTGTTAGCCAAGGCACGGTGTGAAGCGGTTTCCCACCAACGACCAGACTTTGCATCACGAATCTCTGGGTCGCCCAAGTCTGAAATAGAAATCAAAGCAGAGCGGCGGACACCCCCCACTACGACTACTTCCGCAATCTTACAAACAATGTCGTGTACTTCAATTGGACGAAGCTTACGACCAGCAGCATTTTTAAACATTGCTGTTACAAAGTTAAACAAGTCTTTAAGCGGCTCTGGGCCACTTGCACGACCGCCCATAGTTTTAAGTCGGGCACCTTCTGGTCGGATTTTAGAATAATCCCACTGGTGAATGTTACCTAAGTAAAGCTCTGCAATAAGTTTCCGAAGGGCCTTAGCCCAACCTTCCGCAGAGTCTTCAATAGGAATAATGCGCTCTGTCTTTACAAAGTTATCATTAATAATAGGGAGCTTGTTTACGTCTTTAGCGCGGGCACCAAAACCTACGCCGGTTCCTGCCATAAGGATATAAAGAATTTCATCAAAGACTCGAATGTGATCAACATCTTTGTAAGAGCAGTTATAGCCTCGGAAGTGGTTCTTAGAGAGTGCATCTCCTGCAGACCACATGGATCGCATGGAAGGCATTACTTCACGATTATAGATTGCTGTACGTAGAGTCGTAAATTCTTCTTCGGTGATAACATTGTTGCCAATTTGTTTCTTCCAAAAAGAAATTAACCTGTCAACGGTTTCACCCCAAGTTTCACGACGGTTTGCGCCATCTAGAAACCGAGAGTATCTCGACAAGTGAATAAAGCTTTCATAGGGGGTCATTTGTTTAATCCTTTATTTGCTTGCAATTATCGCCGTGCCACCTGGAGTACATACCTAGAGTGAATTCACTTTGACAGTGCGCGCATTGTTTCTTATTATTATTAAGACTAGCTGTCTTATTCAGCTTCATAGCTTTTAAATGCGTGGTTTTTGAGTTCTTCTGCAAACTCTTCCGACTTTTCAATAAAAGCCTTTGTATTTTCTGCTACTACTTCTGCTTGCTTTTCGAAAGGAGTTCCTTTCCACAGGTCTTTCAGAAGATCAACCTTTTCTTTGTTCAAGCTGTAAATCCGTTTTACGTTATCGTTTTCAAGCCAAGCTTCAAAGTCTTTCTTAGTAAAGTTAGCTGCTTTAAGTTCCTTAATAATTGTTTCCATAGTTAGTGCAGAGTCTCCTTGGCCCCGTATAGTTTGTTAAAAAATGTGTCAGCATAATAATATACTGCTTCGTAGTAACCTTCTTCTTCTGCGGTTACTTCTTTAAATTCTTCGCATAACCCATTAATATACTCTTGTACGTTAGGGTTAAGGTCGTTAGTGTTTTGAACACGATCTAACAACTGAAGCATAATAGAGATCAATACTAAATGGTTTTCATCAAATTTAAATTCCATTAGACTCTTTCAAACCGCTCTTCTTTATCGTCAGGTATCGCCATGTTAGACCTGCTAAGACGACCTGTGTCAAAGTTATAAGACAAGTGCCCAGAAGGGCCTGTCAAACCAGTGTAACGACACTTTAGAACCTTTGTCTTAATAATGTTTCTTAGTTCTTCGTTTTCAGCACCAACGTCCCTTGCAAAAGCAATAATGTCGTGGCTAATTTGTTTAATAGAGCCAGAGCCACGGATGTCATCCATCGAGGGTAGCTTGCCTTCTTCAAAAGACTTGCCTTTATTGTCTGTTTTTCTCAAGTGACTGATCAAACCAATCCAGACGTTATGCTTCTTAACAAGCCTGAGTAACTGATTCATAATCAAGTCAATAGCTTCGTTGCCACTTAGCCCTTCTGCACCCTCTGACGCAAGAATTGTAATGTGGTCTACAAATAAATATTTGCAACCACTAAGGCACATGTACTCCAAAAAATCCATGACAGAACCGTCAGAAAGACTTCCTTGATGGTCCAAGACCATAACTCTATCCGTGCCGAATACCTTTTCAAAACCAGGTTTAAGTTCTTCAAGTGATAACTCCTCTTTTGCAGGGTTTTTGTTTAGGGCCATACCTGCCATCTTGCGAGCAGTCTCGGCAGGTGACTCTTCAAGAGAGATAATACCAATCTTGTCAGGAGTAGCCTCAAGCAAGTTAAAAGCAATCTCCCTAAGCAAAGTAGACTTACCTGAACCCGTGCCAGAAGTCCACAAGGTAATTTCACCGAAGCGCATACCTTTAAGCTTCTCATTCAGTCCTGCCATAAACTCAGGGTAAGGTACTGACTCAAGAGAGTTATAGTTTTCTAGCTGATCCCATAGCTCTTTTGTAGTTAGAATACCTGCAGGGGTGTAGTCTGAAGAATTCCAAATAGCTTTCAAAACCTCGTCTGGGTTTTTAATCCAAAGATCAGAAGCGTCATTCTCTGAACAGTTAACTACCTTAACTTTATCATAACCAATAATACGAGCGGCTTCTTTAGTAGCGTCCTTGCCCTGCTTGTCGTTATCAAACCACAATACTACCTCGTCAAACTGACGAACCCAGTCTCTTACCTCGATAAGGTCTTTAGTAGCTGTTGAAGACCGAATAGAAACTACTGGATAAAAGGTTTTGTACTTTTCAAAGTTAGCAGTTTGAACTGCCATAGCGTCAAGTTCACCCTCAGTAATCACAAGGCGTTTACCACCGTTGTAAAGACTTTGACCAAACAACCCGCAACTAACTTTACCTACGTTAGGTCTAAAAATCTTAGGTAGCTGTCTTACTTTGTAACCAGTAATCTCTGCACCACTCGAAGTATAAGGGTAGTAGTGAGTGTCAATCTGCCCGTCAATATCGTAAGAAACCTTTACTTTATAATGATCAGCAACCTGCTTTTTAATGTTTCTTTCTTTAAATCCGCGAGAAGGATAATCGTCCCGAACTTCATCAAGGCGGGGTCCGTAATAGTTACTATTAGTCTCTGTCACAACTTCTCTTTCTGAGCTATTCCCTTTTCTTGACTTCTTACAAGAAAAACAGTAACTCGATTGATCATCATAAATCTGTTTAGCATCGCTACTTTCGCAGTCTTCACAAGGTTGATTCTTAGTTACTATCTTCCCCATTATCTTCTCCAATGGTCATTTGAGCAAAGAAATTACTTAGTTCCTGAGTTAAAAAGAAAAACACTAAAGAGATAATTGGGTCTATAAAACCGATAGCTAAAACATAATCAAACAACTGAAGAAACAACGTTAAAATTCCTGCAATCCAAAGTGCAGGAGCTATTGGTGACATGTTCATACAATATACCTTTTCTTTAACTTGCTAACAAAAGCTTTAGTCTTTTTAGTAGGATGCTCTTTTGGAACAAACCTGATAGCTGCAATTTGTCGATTATATGAGCGAGGTGTTATTAGGTCGCTCAAGTACTCTGTCATAGAGTCTGATAGCATTTGAACGTAAGCTTCTGCATAGTATAGTCCGCCTTTTGTTTTATAAAACTCTATAATCTCAAACTTAAAGTTTTCTTTTCTATACTTTTTTATGTCACTGTTTAAGGCAATAGAGGAGCCAGTATAGGTTTTCCAAAGCATAGGTTTACCATAAGTCTTAGACTTTTTCTTACCAGCGTGTCTTAGTTGTTTTTTCCCAATGTAAAATTGATTTGTAACTTTATTCTCAATGCAGTAAATAAAACCAAACCACTCTTCAATATCCACTTTGTAGTTGTATTCCCAGTGGCCTAACTCAGTCTTTAATGGCGTCATTATAAACTTCTTTGTCGATCGAAAAATGATCACCAATGTAACGCCAAATATGCAGGAGTTTTCCGTTCAGGAGCATATGATTAAAACCTTCCTCTTTAAACTGGTTATAGTAAGCTTTACAAACTATCTTTTTACGCTCTCGATGGTTTGTAGTACCTGCCAAAATAGCCTCTGCTTTCTTAGGGCCAATTCCAGGGAGGCCAGGGATGTTGTCTACGCTGTCTCCCATTAGAAGCTGTTTCCAATAGAAGTAATCAGCCCACTCTTGGTCAACTTTATAAACCTCCCCTTTGCGGGGGTTTAAGTGTTTACCTGCAATACAATCAAGGTCTTTATCAACACTAACTACGCAATAATCTTTTCCGGCCTTATATAACTCTAGACTCCAAACCCGAATCATGTCGTCTGCCTCACAGTTGTCTGTTAAGATGCAGCCTTCATAGTAATCAACTGTCCAAGACTTCAGCTCGTTAAACCATTCAGGTTTTGTAGAGCTTGACTTTACTCTGCTAGGTGAACTTTTATATTCACTATACAGATCGTTACGAAAGTTGTCAGGACCACCCATGGCCATGACGTAGTCTTCGGTGAACAGTTGTTCTAGTACTGAGTTAAACTTAGCCTTAAACTCTTCTTTAGCTTCTTCTAGTGAGTTTTTCCCCCACATGGACATGTAAAGTAACACATCACCATCTACTACTGCTACAGTCATTCTTTAATAATCCAATCTATGGTTAGCCAGTTGGTATCTTCTAACATGAGTTCTACCTTGTCACTGTGTATTTCTTGACAATGATCCCAGACGTGGGCGTTATTCATTCTAAGACAATAACTATCAACATAGCACTTGTAACAGCTTCCACTAGATCCGTAGAAATAATAATAGTCTCCATCAAACTCACTCCTTACAACCCCACTGTTTAACCGCCAACTACTCCCTGACAAGTAACCCCCGGAGGTTCCTGTTAGGACTCGATAGTGAAGGTCTTTACCTTTGAACTTAATAATCACCCAATTATCACAAGTATAGATCATTAGTTTACTCCTCGTTGTTCTTTAACGTCAGGTATCCTTTTGTGTTACTTTTCTTACCGTTAAGTTTCCTGTCCTCTAGCTTTTCTAAGGTGTACATCATAAGCTCTGACAGGCTGCTCCCCTCACAGTGTGCCATTACAGTAACATACCATAGAACATCGCCTAGCTCATCAAGTAGATCTTTACGGGTTCCCACTTTAATAGCTTCTTTTACTTCGTGAACTTCTTCTAAAAGCCCCACGTGTAGTTCTTTAGAGTTTTTGTGGTTGTCGTTAAAAAACTCTACGGCAAGTTTTGAGTAGACTTCATTTGTAAGTTTCATTTAGTTTCCTGTTTTAATGTGGAAAGACCCAACGGGACTGTTTAGGGCAGCGTTAATGTCTAAAAGCTGTTGCCAAGAAAGCTCTATGACTTCATACTTATTAAGTTGAGGACACCACTGACGAATAAAGCATCGATCGTCTTTGTCAATAAACACAGAGACATCTTCAAAACGAGCAGTTTCGTCCAGTGTAGTAATCTCTGTTTCTTGCTCTTGCATTTCTACTGTAAACATATTACAAGTCCTTCAAAGCATAGTTGACACCGTCTTTAAAACCTTTTTTGCGACCTTCAGAGGCCCCTACTTCAAAGCCGTCTTTATAAGCCTCCTCGTACTCTGTACTATATTGAGAAGTAGAAGCTGCGCTACAAGCTTCTTCAAGGTCTTGTAAACCATCCCCCATTATTTCAATAAAACTTTGAAAAGACATGTCGTTCATCTTTTGATAAAACTTATCAAAAGCTTTTTGCACCATCACTTGCGCAGACACTGTTACAGTCATAGTCATACCCTCCAGATATAGGTCGAATTTCCGTCTTCATCAGTAAGCTCTCCGTCGGACCCTACATCTTCCCGAAAAAGTTTTTCCATAAGGTCTTTGGCTTCTTCTAGGTTATCTGCGTTAATTTCACCGCCGATTATTCCGAATTCACCTTCAAACCACCACTCATAAGTCATAAGTTTTACTCCACAATAAAGTATTGATTTGTTGTTGGGTCATAGGTCCACCCATCTTCACTTAAGGCATAATCCTTAGACACTGACGTGAGCTCACCTAACTGTTCAATGTCACCATTAGAATAGACAAGGCTTGCGAGTGTCCGCTTAGAGGTACGACCGTTAGAGGTGTTAGTGAGTTTCAAGATGGACTCTTGCCCAGAGGTAAACCCCAGGGTTGCCACATGGTTGTTGAAGTCTGCTTCATTGCACACGAATGAATACTCCATCACACCAAGGTAGCTACCAATTAGGGTTTTCATCCTACCCTCCATCTTACCAAGGGCCTTTTGGGTGTCCATATGCCGCAAGAACTTGGCAAGAGTATGCACATCGGTCACGTTATCAATAGAAAAGATCACATAAGCCATAGTATTTCCTTTTACAGTTTATAATGGTTGTTAGTTTTTAAGCCTAGCTTCTTCACAAACTTTTTCAAACTTGTTGAACAGCTCTTCAAACTTCCAGTAGTAAAGGCGGCGGATACCGTCTAGAACTTGCATAGCTTCTTGATCTTCACTGTTTTTAGACAAGAACTTAAGATCTTCACAAATTTCCCAACAAGCCATAATTGGCCCTTCTAGTTCATAAGGCTTCATAGTTACTTCCTTTAGATAATTTATTACAGGTCTTTTTCTAGGCTTAAGAA